ACGATTAACTATGTGACCTATGCCCTATCGGTCAACCCGAATATCCGTATCATTATTGTCTCTAAGACTCAGGGTATGGCTAGAAAATTTTTAAGTGCGATTAAGACCCGCCTGGACCACCCATCTTGGATTAAGTTACAGATGGCATTTGGTCCTAACGGCGGTTACAAGGCTGATTCACCAACCTGGTCAGCCGATATGATTTATCTAGGAGCGGGACGCGATTCTGGTGAAAAGGACCCAACGGTTCAAGCACTGGGCTTCGGCTCACAGATTTACGGCGCACGCGCCGACCTGATTATCCTAGATGACGTTGTGATGAACTCAAATGCCCACGAGTGGGAGAAGCAAATTGAATGGCTTCAGAAGGAAGTTATCACACGTCTGGGACGGCACGGAAAACTACTTATAGTAGGAACCCGTGTCGCTCCCGTAGATTTGTACAAACAGATTCGTGATGGCTCTAACTGGACGGGTGGTAAATCCCCGTTCACTTACTGTGCTATGCCAGCGGTTCTGGAGTTTGACGAGAAACCTTTTAACTGGAGAACCCTTTGGGCAAAGACTGACCGCCCTGAAGGAGATGTGGACGAACAAGATGCCGACGGACTTTATCCGAAATGGGATGGACCCGCTCTTTTTACGCGCCGCTCTGAAGTCGCTCCCTCAGTCTGGGCTATGGTCTACCAACAAGAAGATGTCACAGAAGATGCCATCTTCGCCCCTTCAGCAATCGCAGGTTCCGTCAACGGAATGCGAAAGCGTGGACCGTTAAAGGCTGGAACCCCAGGACACCCTAAGCACATTGAAGGATTTACAGTAATCGGTATTGACCCTGCAATGACAGGTGCTACCGCTGCAGTTGCTGCAACTTATAACAAGGCAGATGGCAAAATTTATATTTTAGATGTTGCCAATATGACAGAACCCACACCTGCCAAGATTCGTAATCTTATTGAAGAGTGGGTAATAAAGTTTCGCCCACAGGAGTTGCGTATTGAAATCAACGCACACCAGAAGGCTTACGCGCTAGATGAAGATTTGCGTCAATGGTTGTCAGCCTATGGCTGTACCCTGAACCCGCACTTTACTGGCAAGAATAAGTGGGACACATCTTTCGGTGTTGCATCTATGGCAACGCTCTTTGGTTCGTTGCGTGATGGAAGATTCCAAGACAACAACCTTATTGAACTACCAAGCAATGAAGGCTCTGAAGGCTTAAAGGCTTTAGTGCAGCAGTTGATTACTTGGAAGCCAGATACTAGAAATGCAACAGACTGTGTAATGGCTCTATGGTTTGCAGTTATCCGCATACGCGAGTTAATGCAAAAGAGTTCCAATATGACACGCTATGCGAACAATCGCTGGACTACCAGGGTACAACGCCAAGGTAGAGGAAGCATTAACTTAGACGAAGCCTTTGCAGAGCAATGGCAAGAAACATACGGATAGGAAATTATGGCACTATCAATTGAACAGGTAACGGCGCGAGTTGAATCGCTCCGCTATCGCTCTGTAGACAGAGACCAGCGTAACCTTGACGTACTTGCAGTTCGTAAAGGACAGATTGCATCTGTATACCCTGATTTCTTTCCAGACGGAGTAGACGCAAACGTTGTAGCCAACTTTGTTGATATCGTCGCACGCGACTTGTCAGAAGTTATGGCTCCGCTTCCTGCAGTTAACTGCTCTGCTGCTAACGCTGTCAAAGACCGTGCCCGTGCCTTTGCTGATAAGCGCACACGAATTGCCTCTAACTATTTTTCACACTCAGACCTTTCTGTACAAATGTACCAAGGTGCTGACTGGTATCTCACATACGGTTTCCTCCCATTCATTATTGAATTGGATGAGGAAGCGAAGTTGCCACGCATCCGCCTAGAAAACCCAATAGGTGCTTACCCAGATTTTGACCGCTACGGACGCTGTGTTGCTTTCGCAAAAAGATATTCAATGACACTTGGCGAATTAGTCGCTCTGTTTCCTGACTATGAGTACCAACTGCTTGGTGGCTTACGCTACGAGCAGGACCTTACTCAACAGGTTGAGATGATTCGCTACTATGACAAAGACCAATCCATTATCTATCTTCCTTCAAAGGAGAACTTAGTTCTTTCTCGTGCAGAGAATCCACTAGGTAAGATGATGATTGTTGTCGCAAAGAAGCCATCTGTTGATGGTGAAATGCGTGGTCAGTTTGATGACATCATTGGTATCCAGTTGCTTCGTAACCGTTTTGCTTTACTTGCAATGGAAGCAGCAGAGAAATCTGTACAGGCTCCTATTGTTCTTCCAGCAGATGTGAACGAACTACAACTTGGTGGAGACGCAATTATCCGTACAGCAAATCCTGCTGGCGTTCGTCGCGTTGAACTTAACATTCCTGCTGGTGCATTTACTGAGCAGACACTACTTAACCAAGAAATGCGTGTAGGTGCTCGTTATCCTGAAGGACGTACAGGAAACATTGACGCATCAATCGTCACAGGTCAAGGTGTACAGGCTCTTATGGGTGCCTTTGATACACAGGTCAAGTCAGCACAAGCAATCTTTGCTTCTGCTCTTCGTGACGTAATTCAACTTTGCTTCCAAGTAGATGAATCAATCTTCCCACTTGAGAAGACTATCCGTGGTGTTGACTCAGGTTCTCCTTATGAGATTACCTACAACCCACGCAAGGACATCAAGGGTGACTACTCTGCAGATGTTCGTTACGGAATGCTTGCAGGTCTTAACCCAGCACAGGGACTTATTTTTATGCTTCAGGCATTAGGCGGAGGTCTTATCTCAACTGACCTTGCAATGCGTGAACTTCCATTCACAGTTGATGTGACTAAGGAACTTGAAAAGATTGAAGTTGAGAAGATGCGTGGTTCATTGCTACAAGGACTACAAGCAATGTCTCAAGCAATCCCACAAATGGCTGCTGCTGGTGAAGACCCAACAGACACCATTCAAAAGATTTCTGCAGTAATCAAGGCACGCCAAAAGGGACAGGCACTTGAGGATGCGATTGCGGATGTATTCGCACCTGCAGAACCAGTCCCTCCTGCTGGAGTTGCCCCTGAAATGGTTGAGCAAACGTCCCCTGCTCCCATAGGCGCTCCAGTAGGAGGCTCTCCTATGGAAATGGGTGCTGGTGGTCCACCAGATGTAATGACACTTCTATCAGGTTTAACTGGTGGAGGAGAAGCAACAGCAAGCGTACGAAGCGCACGACAAATTTAATCTAAGGAGGGGACAATGACCACATTAATTGCAGTGCAAGGAAAAGGCTGGGCTGCTATTGGTTGTGACTCACGTTCTTCAGATGAAGATGGTCGTCCAATGGTTATGGCTACACACAAAATCATTGAGAACAATGGCGTATTGATTGCAGGTTCTGGTGCAGGACGTGGCTCAAACATCTTGCAGTTTGGTTGGAAAGCCCCAAAGCCAACAGCAGTAGATGCACAAGACCTTGATGGCTTTGTGACTAAAAAGTTTATACCTGAAATGCGTAAAGTATTTATTGATTCAGGTTACGATATGAAAGAGGACGGGGATGCTGCAGCGCACGATTCAGAATTTCTTATTATTTTGCGCGGAGTTATCTATCCTATCTTTGAAGATTATAGTTGGGACCGTGATGCTCGTGGCATCTATTATTCTGGCAGTGGTAGCACTATTGCCCTTGGTGCTTTACAGATTTTATTGGATGGAGTCAAGACCCTTACTCCAGATATTGCAACAGATGCGATTGAAAAATCAATCAAAATAGCATCTGACTGGGACATCTATACCGCACCACCCGTACTAACGAAAGTGCAGTATGCCAAATGAATAAAGAGTTTCGTACAAAAGTAGAAGAAGCATTGCGTATGTTGGTTGACAACGACGCAGATGGAACAAATTACTTGTGCTCTAACTGGGTTCTTATCTCAGAGTGGGCAGATTTTGAAGGAAGTCGTTACTTACATACAGAGGTAAGTGAGGCTATGACACCGTGGAACGCAGTCGGAATGATGCGTTTGGCGGAAGAGTTCAACAGTGAATTAGTAATTGACAACACACAAGAGGAGGATGAAGATGCCTAGAGGCGGAATGCGTCCAACTGCACCACAAAATAATCCTGCGAATGTATCTGCTACAGGTGGCAATGGACAATCTGGTACACAGGCTGCTCGTTACTACTCAGGTGGTACATACGGACAGGGACAGGAAATGATGGCGCAGCAAGAAGGAGCACCTCTTGCAGGTCAACCAGCAACACCTAAGTTTAAGCCGAGCAATCCAGTTCGCAACCTTCCAGAAGCAACTCCTATCAATGCACCGTCTGCACGTCCAGATGAGCCAGTAACAACGGGAGTTCCTATAGGACCAGGAGCGGGACCTGAAGCACTTGCGCTTCCAAGCAGTCAAGATAATGGCGAGGACAAGCAACGTCTTCTTTCTTATCTTCCAGCATTGGAAGTGGCTGCTCAAAGCCCTAACTCCTCACAAGCGTTTCGTAATTATGTGCGGGTGTTAAGGGCTAATCTTCTATGAGTGAACGCGAAGCCGCACAGAGGGCTCTAGCAGCCAAGAATAAAGCGGGCAATCCATCTGCCTTTGATGTGATGGGAGCATTCAACAGTTACTACAATCCAACTGCTGACCCTGCCAAGTCTGATTCAGTACCTTTGGGGTTTGGTGTATCTCTTCAACCTAAGACTCGTGCAGAAGCAGTTGCATCTTTTAATGCAAAAGAAGCAGCAAAGAAACAAACAGCAGGTTCAATGCAACCCGCTGCACAGCAGTCAGGTTTCTGGAGCAAAGTATTTGCTGGTATGGAGAAGGCATATAACTTCTCATCTCAGATTGTTTCTTTTGGCTTAACACTTGGAGAAGAAAACAATCCTTTGTATCAGGGTGGATTTGACTTTAACAATGTCAAGAAGTCTTGGGATGCTGCTCGTGAGATTTCTCCAGGACGTGCATTTGTTCGTACATTTGCTGGCAATACTATTGATGATATTGAGGGACTATTCTCTGGTGTAGTAAAGACTGTCAGTGGGGGTAAACTATCTGGCGCAGATAAGTTCTTACAAGACCATATGCTTTTTGCAGCAAATGATTTTAATATTTATAATGAGGCTCAACGTGAACAGGCTTTCCGTGAACAGAATATTGGACGTTTTAGTTCTCTAGCAACTGACACAATTGCTCGTTTTACAATTGACCCAACAATTTTTGCTGGTAAGTTGTATACGGGATACAGGGCTGCAGGTATTGCAGTTAAGTCTGCTGAAGAACTCAAGGGCATTATGGCTGGTACCGTTACTGGTCGTCGTGCTACACGTGTTCGTGCCACTATGAATGACTTCCTTGAGAAGACAGATGGTATGAATCAGTCTGATTTGTTCCGCGTCAAGGCTATTCGTGAGTCTGCTAACCCAGCAACATTTGCTGATGTGATTGCAGATGCCAACAAGATTGATGATAAGTTTACTCGTCACCAAGCAAAGATGGATATTATCCATTGGGCTATGGGAGATGCAGCAGCAGCCAACCGTCTAGTGGAAACACAGAGCGCAATTGCTGCAAAGATTGGACAATTACAGGACGAAGTTGTTAACGCTAAATATTTTGGCGCAGGATACAACCAGAAAACTGGACAGTTCACATTTGACCTAACAAACAATGGTCCTGATTATGAAAACGTTGTAGAACTTGCTAAGCAATATGAAGGCGAACTTGCTGCTATCAGTAAGAAGTTAGCAACAGAAGCCATCATTGACCCAACCAAGGCTCTAAGGTTTGACACTTTGTCCCTTGCTCGTACAGCAGCATCACGTAGTCAAGAGTTTATTGACGTTCGTGCAGGTGCAGCAGGTGGAGTGTTCCGCGTTCTTACTGGTTTTGCTTACAAGACACCTAAGGGCTGGATTGATTTCACAGACAATCAGTCAGTTCAGACTCTTGACAATATGCTAAACCGAGTTCGTGGTTTTTCAGACAAGCAACGTCAAGTATATGTAACTAAGATTGCTGAAGCACAGAACAAACTTAAGGCTGGAGTCAAAGACCCAGAACTTAAGAAGGAACTTGTCACAGAGATTAAGTCACTCAAGGCTGATATGAAACAAGCAGCCTTTACTGTGCAGCGTCGTGATGAACTTTTTGCAAAGTATACACAGGCTATTGACCCAAATGACCGCTCTGTTGTTTATCAGCAGATTGAAGAGGAACTTTTTAACACAGTTGCTCGTCAGTTTGGTTTCCAAGAAGCAGATGTTCGTAAGGCTTGGTCTACATTCTCATCAGGTCGTGCTAAGGCTCACAACATTATCCGTGAGCGTGCTTATACAGGTGCAATTGACCCTGCAACAGGGGCACCAGTAGGCGCAAAGGTTAAGCCAATTGTGGGAGATGAAGCAACATATGTCATTCCACTACCTTTGAACGAGACTCAGTTAGTCAAGCAGTTGCCAACTCTGGACATTGACCAGATGTATAACGTACTTACACGATATACACGAGCAAATCGTCTTGATAAGGGTGGTAAGGTCTATAACAAACTTAGCCCAATTAAAGATGCGGGTGAAGAGTTTCTTGATGGTCTTGATTCACTACTTAAGTTTGAAGTTCTAGCCCGTGTTGGATACCCAGTCCGTAACGTGACTGAGGGACATATGCGTATCCTCACCACAGCAGGACCTATGGTTATCCTTAACAAGATTAAGGCTGGCTCACGCAATATTATTTCTAATGGCTTCAAGGGTGCATCACTAGATGACATCTACAACTGGAGCGATAGCGTCAAGTTAAATACTAAGCGTACTGAATTGGTCTCAATGCTAGACAATACAGATGACCCAATCCAGATTCAGCGTGAGATTGATGAAATTGACAAGATGCTTGATGGCACAATCAAGATAAAAGACCGCTATGGTCTAGGCTTGCGCGAGGTTGATGGCATTAAGTATGAGGATGCTTTGGGTGCTACACCTGAGCGTGCTAGATATATTGAAGAGAAGTTTATTTCTAATGCAGCAAAGATTGTTGATAACCATTTCAGCGAATCTTCAAAGAAGTTAAAGAATCTTTTTGAGACCAATGGTGACTTCGTAGTTATCAAGGGCTCAGATGCTATGTGGGAAGACGCTTACTACCGTGTGGTAAATCGTCAAGTACGTAATAGCAAGTTGACTTCTATTATGCTACAGGCTAAGCCAAGAGAACAACTCATTGATGAAGCAGAGATGTTCCTATTGAAGGACCCAGAGGGTCGTAAGATTCTTAAGAACCTTGCAATGGGTCGTGATGCTCGTGCTATCGCTGAAGCCAATATGCTTAACGTAGAAAGTCTATTTCCATCTTGGGTTAATCCTAAGTTAAAGGCTATTGCTTCTAAGCGTGCTGTTACTCTTGAGGATATCAAGAAGTATTTTGGTACAGATACCACACGTCGTCCTGATGTAAACGCAGCACAGATAGGTGCAGCCAACGGAACTGGTGTTGCTTCCCGTATGTGGGGAGATTTCCTAGAAGGTTTCTACAAAGTAATGGGAGAAATCCCAGAATCTGAATTAGTACGTAATCCGCTCTTTATTGACCTATATCGCAAGCGTATGGCAGCATCTGTACAGAATGCTATTGAAACATACCCAGGCAAGGATATTCCACAGGCTTACTTGCGTAAACTAGAGAACTCATCCCGTCAATGGGCTAGAGCAGAACTACGTCGTACTCTTTACGATACATCAGAGCGTGTATCTTCTGCGAAAAGCCTTAAGTATGTGTTCCCCTTCTTCGGAGCATTTGCTGACGTGGCTGAAAAGTGGGGACGCATTGTTCTTAATGACCCATCAGTTATCCGTAAACTGCAAACAGTCTACGATTCACCTGACCGTTCAGGTATGGTTGAAGAACGTGATGGCATTACATACATTAATCTTCCTGGTGAATGGACTAAGCGTCTTACATTAGGTAAAGTAGATGGACGACCTCTTGCAATTCCTAAGCCATCACTCAATCTCATCTTCCAAGGTGGTGCGTGGTGGAACCCAGGAGCAGGTTGGTTCGTACAGTTCCCTGCATCTGCAATTGTTAAGGCTATTCCTGACCTAGAGCGCAATGCTTTGGTTAAGGAAATCCTGCCTTACGGCGCAGATGGCACAGGATGGAAAGACTTAGTTGTTCAATCTGCAGGTGCTCGTAAGATTATGGCTATCTTTGACGAGAATGACCCTATGCGTAAGAACCTAACAGTTCTTATTGCAGCAGAAGAAAACCAAAAGTATGACGCAGGTCTTCGTGCAACATCTCCTACTGCTAAGGAAATTAACAATAGAGTTAAAGGCATCCTTAGTATGGAAGCAGCAGCACGTTTAGTACTTCCATTTGCTACCAGCACTCGTTCTCCTTATCAATACTACATTGATGAGTACCACCGTTTACGTGAAGAGAACCCAATAACTGCTGCAGATAGGTTCTATGATACATATGGTGAGGATTTCTACCTCTTCACAACTAGCCTATCTAAGAACAATACAGGTATTGGTGCCACTATTGAGGCAGATAAGCGAAGCAAAGAACTATCAGACCTCATTGCAAAGAACCCTGAGTTCGGTTGGTTCCTTGTAGGAGATGCTAATGCTGGTCAGTTCTCACCTACTGTCTATCAGAAGCAGCGTGAGATGGCTGTTGCCCCAGGTAGCACAACAAAGTTCCGTGAATCACAGGACCCTTATGAGGCTATCAAGGAGACTAATGCTGAAAAGGGTTGGATTGAGTACAACAAGATTAATGATTTGATTGAAGCACAGCGTATTGCTCGTGGTCTTAAGTCATTAAACTCAAAGGGCGCAGAAGACCTTAAGCAAATTAAGCAAGAGTTTATTGATGACCTATCTATGGAGAATCCAGACTGGGCAACTGTCCGAGGAAAGATTGATACCAATAAGGTTAACAACTTCCTGAAGTTTGCTAACACGGCAATCAAAGACCCACGTCTTGCAAATCGTTCTGATATGAAGAGCGTGAAGGAATACCTAGAAGTCCGTGAGTTAGTTGTTAATTCTCTGGCTCAGCGCAAGTCAAAGTCAATTGACAATGAAGGCAACGCTGATATCAAGGCAATCTGGGACGAGTTCATTGGTGATTTGATTGACCAAGATGTTACCTTCAACAAAATCTATACACGCATACTTGAAAATGATGACCTTCGGAAGGGCTTATAATGAGTGCAGCAGATAAGGCAAGACAAAAACTGGGCGGTGGAGGAGATTCTGCTGGTACTGGCTACGCTCCTGGAACTGTTTACCTAGGTGCTCAAGCCTACCCTGCTTCAACAACTATGAGTCCAACTGGTGTTAGATATAATATCGCAGCGGGTAAGTCTGACAGAACCGTTCCACTTAATGATGCCAAGAAGTTATACGTAACAGACCCAGCAGTTAAAGCAAAGTGGAACGCAGCACTTAAGAAGTATGGATTTGATACTGACCCAATTAAGGGACGTATGTTGTGGGAGATGGCAGTAGATGGTGCTGCAGATTGGTACCAAACATCTGAAGGTCAGCAAAAGATTACACCTGAGATGTACCTACAATGGTATGCAAAGGAGACTGCGCCAAAGAAGAAAGAGAATCTTCCTAGTCGTCAGGTCTATATGTATGACAAGGCTACAGTCCAAGGACTTATTAGCGACACAATCTCAAAGACTTTAGGTCGCAAGCCTACCGATAGCGAGAGCAAAGATTTCTACACAGCAATCCAGAAGATGATTGAAGAAGGAACTGTTACTACTAACAAGACTCGCATCAATCCTAAGACTGGTCTTAAGGAATCTTACTCAGTAACAACACCAGGCTACAGCCAGGAAAAAGCACAGGCTTTTATTCAAAGCAAGATTACTGGAACAGAAGACTATGAAGAAAAGAAAAGTCTTGACTTTATTGACTTCATCCGAGGAATCAGGTAGGAAGTATAGTGGCTGACACAAAAGAACAGATTGCATACGACCAAGAACTTGCTGCTATCAAAAATATTAAAGACACTATGCAGCGCACCCGCGCTAGAGAATTCTTTGATGAGAAGTATCCAAAGGGTCGTCCTGGAACACCTACTGCAACTGATGCAACTGATGTTGTTGCAAATGAAATAAGTACAGGCGCTAAGGCTGCAAGTATGAAGGGTCTGACTCAGACTCTCATTGATAGCAGACCAGATGACACCAACCTTAGACTTGCTTGGGAAGCATTTCTTGCCGACAACATAACTGACGCAGAACGATACTGGCGTGCAAGCAAGTACTTCACAGAAGTATCTGATATTTCTCAGACTCGCAATGAAATGAAATTGGGGCGCAATGCTGTCTATCTACAAGACCTTAATAAATATCGCGCTAATCAAAGGGTACGCCTTGCTCAATCTGGCATTAAGTTACCTGAAGAAGTATTTAATACGGTAACTGAAGATGCCTACCTAGGTGGTCTATCAGACCAGGAACTAGATGTAAAGGCACTTGGAGCATTCCAAGGCAAGATTGGTGGCAACACCTTATCTCAGGTTAATACGCTTAAGTCATATGCCAATTCATTTGGTATCTCTTACAACCAGAATACATATGACAGTTACTCAAAGGATATCTTTGCTGGTCTAACAACTATTGCTGATGTTCAAGAGAAGATTCGTATGGACGCTGCCAGCACCTATCCAGTTTATAAAGACCAGATTGACAAGGGCATTAGCCTAGATGCTTTGGCTTCAGCATACAAGTCAACAATGGCAAACATTCTTGAGGTTGACCCAGACTCAATTGGTTACGAAGACCCTACTTTGCGTAAGGCTTTACAGAACATAGGACCTGATGGTAAGCCAACAGTTAAGCCACTATGGCAGTTTGAAAAAGAACTACGTTCAGATGCACGTTGGGAATACACAAACAATGCTAGGGATGTAATGGATAGTTTATCTCTAAAGGTACTTCGTGATTGGGGGATTGCATAATGGCAATGACAGCAGCGCAATGGAATAGATTCCAGCAACAACTTCCAGAAGAAGACCGTATGTCTTATGCTGATTATCTAGCAGCAACTGGTGAAGCACCTAAGCAGGAAACACCAACTGCTGAACCAGCGGTTACTCCTATTGAGGTTGCAGATAACCTCGCTCAAGTTGCAGAAGCAGCAGCGACTGCAATAACACCAGCAATTTCAGCAGCAGAAACTGCTCGCTTAAAAGCAATTGAAGATGCTGCCAATGCAGAGTATGAGCGCACACTCGCTGCTGCAAGGGCTGCTGACTTAGCAGCAGGTGGTTCACCTGTTAATACAGATATTAAAAAAGGCAAACTAATTGGACCACAACCTATTATTGGTCCTGGAGATTCTCCAGATAAAATTGGTGGAAGTGGTCAATTCACAGAATTCAAGCCAATGGATAACGCAGCCCGCGAGGCTATCTTTGGTCGTAATCCTAAGACTGGTAAAGCATATACAGATGAGGAATCAGCCGCTCTTAATGCTGGCAATAATGTTTGGGGTGGTTCAGTTGGATATCAGATTGACCCACGCACAGGAAACTTAAACATTCTTTTAGATAATGGAACTGTTATGACAACAGGAGCCAAGTATCAAGTTAGTTCAAAAGGATTTATTATTCCACAAGCATCATCATTACCAAAGGGTGTAGGTTTTGATGAGATGGGAAACTCCTATGAGCCAGGTCAACAAATGCCTGGCGAATCATTGGCTCAATGGGTAGCAAGACTTTCTCAACTTGGACCTGGTGTTCTATTTAAGGATGGCAAAGCCATTCAGTATGATGCTGGTGGAAAGTTTTATACAGAGGGTGAACCAGTACCACAGGACTTTGGAACAACCCCAGTAAATGCTGCTAGTAATATGACAACTGGTACAACTTCAGTTGTATATAACTCAAGTGGCAATCCAATTAATGTAAACAATGCAAAGATTCCAACAGGCACAACAGTAACAACAACATATGTTGACCAGAGAACTGGCGATACAGTTGGTGTCTTAAGTAATGGTGGAACAGTAGTTCTATCTCAAGGCACAACTCTTCAGAATCAACGTCAGTCAACTATTGCAGTTCTTACTGACCGATTCAACAAGTATGGTTTAGGTTCATTGGCTCAAAAGATTCGTGACCTTGCTATTGAAGGCGCATCTGAGGCTACAGTTACATTGCAGTTACAGGAGACACCAGAGTATCAGGTGCGATTTGCTGGTAATGCTGAGCGCCTTAAGAAGGGACTTCAGGTTTTAACACCTGCTGAGTACCTTAACCTAGAAGATGGCTACCGCCAAGTACTTCGTGCCTATGGCTTAAAGCAGTTTGATACAGATGACTATGTACGTCAGTTCATTTCTAATGACGTGTCAGCAGCAGAACTATCTGACCGCGTAGTAACAGCAGTACAGCGTGTACAAAATGCTGACCCTGCAGTAGCCAAGCAACTACGTGACTACTATGGAATTGGTAGCACAGACCTTGTTGCATACGTTCTTGACCCTAACCAACAACTACCTAAGATTCAACGTCAGGTTGCAACTGCAGAAATTGGAGCAGCAGCAGCGCGTCAAGGAATCAATGTTGGATTGTCAGTTGCTGACCAACTTGCAGCACAGGGCGTTACTCAAGCAGAGGCACAAAAGGGTTATGCGACTATCGCAGATATCCTACCTACTGCAGAAAAACTTTCAGCAATCTATGGTGGAGTTGAAGCAGGTTACGGTTTGGCTGAAGCAGAGCAAGAAGTGTTTAACTCTCTTGCAGAAGCACAGCGCAAGCGTGAACGTTTGACATCACGTGAGATTGCATCCTTTAGCGGGCGTTCAGGTATTGCCCGCACAGGTCTGACCCAAGCAGCACAGGGTCAATTCTAAGAATCCTTGATAGACCTACCAGCACTATCAGGCGTATAAGACTGGAAGCAGAAGCCGACCCACTCCCCCTAGTGGCAATCGTGGTCTGCGAACTAACAACGAATAGAAAGGGTGGTTGCTATGAGCAACAACAATTACTGGGATGATGAAGACGACGACCTAGATATGGATTCCACAGCCGAAGGCGGAGACTTAGTTAAGAAACTAAGAAAAGCCAAGCGTGCTGATGAGAAGCGTATTAAGGAACTCACAGAGCAACTTGAGGGTTTATCCAAGTCGCAGCGTGAGCGTACAGTCAAGGAAATCCTGGAGAAAAAGGGAGTTAATCAGAAGGCTGCACGCCTTATCCTTAAAGACTTGGAAGGCGATTTTTCAGAAGATTCAGTTTCAAACTGGCTTGATGACAATGCTGACCTCTTTGGTTTACAGGTGCAGGACACTCAGAAAGAACAAAATCTTTCAACATTGCGTCAACAGGACACAATTTCTCAGAGTGCCATAACTCCCGATAGAGCAGAAGACTTCAATCTACGTCTAGACAACGCATCAAGCGCTGAAGATGTAATTGACCTGCTCCGTTCGCAGCAGTAATTATCCGTTCATAGTCACTTGGAGGTGACCAAACAATGTCCAACCAATATACAGATACCTCTAGCGGTTCGTTAGGCGGTACAGTAGGTGGTGCTGGTCTAGTACAGAAGGCGTATGACCGTCTTCTAGAGTTTGCTCTCCGTTCTGAACCACTAATTCGTTCAGTCGCAGATAAGCGCCCAGCACGTCAAGCATTCCCAGGACAGACAGTTGTCCTACAGAAGTGGGTTGATTTAGACCAGACCACATCTGCACTAACAGAGACAGTTGACCCAGATGCAGTAGCATTGTCAACACCAACAACAGTAACAGTAACACTACAAGAGTTCGGTAACTCAGTTCTTGTAACACGTGCTCTACAGTTGTTCTCTCTAGCAGATGTAGACCCAGGTATTGCAAACATCATTGCGTACAACGCTGCAGATTCTATTGACTCAGTTGCAATGACAACACTTCGCTCAGGTTCAAACAACATCTACGCAGGTAACGCAACAGCGGTTGCTAACGTAGATGCAGCAGACACAATTGACTCAGCAGACATCCGTCGCGCTGTAGCAAAGTTGCGTGCTAACAAGGCAAAGGCTCGTCGCGGAACTGCATACTGGGCTGGTATCCACCCAGAAGTTTCACACGACCTTCGTGCAGAAACAGGAAATATGGGCTGGAACTTCGTTCACGCTCAGACAACTCCTTCAGTTGATAAGATTTGGGCTGGCGAAATCGGTCAGTACGAAGGCGCATTCTTCGTAGAGTCACCACGTCTTTACTCAGCGAAGTCAGGTGCAGACCAGACAGCACTTACAACAACAGCAGTAACAGTTGCAGGAACATCAGCAGGATTCACATTCGGCGTTGCTTCATCATCTGTTATCGCATCTCGTGCAGAAGCAGGAGACAAGATTGCAGGAACAGGTATCGCTTCAGGTGCCAAGATTACTGCTATCTCAACAACTGGTTCAACAACAACAATCACAGTTGACACAGCAAACACTGCTGCAGTTACAGCAACTACAACAGTTACAGTAACTCCAGTAACACGTGTCTTTGATACAATCCTCTGCGGTGCTCAGGCTATGGCTGAAGCAGTAGCAGAAGAGCCACACGTAGTTATCGGTAACGTAACTGATAAGTTGATGCGCTTCCGCCCAATGGGTTGGTACGGCGTACTCGGCTTCGCAGTTTACCGTGACGAGGCTCTATACCGAATCACTTCAGGTTCATCAATCGCTGCTCTCTAATTGAGTTGATTGACTGTAGGGCTAGGGAAACCTAGCCTTATGGTGAGTTCACTAAGGAGGACTAATGGCTAACTGGACTTTCGTAACACCAACAGTATTAGAAGGACCAATTGGCGAAGGTCGCCTATTTGACTTCTATCGTCAAGACAGAGGCGTAACAATCGTTATGCAACCGTCTGGAACTTATAAGCAAATTCGTTATCCAATGGATGAAGACCTTAATCAATATCCACAGGTCTACCGAGGTGGCTATAACCACACAGTAGATGACGCAACAAAGGCAGCACTTATTGCTGGCAATGTAGGGATTACAGAAGCAAACTTCACAGAACAGTAGGGGACAATGGAACATATCCATATCAGCAAAGTTCTTGACTGGGGCTTTGATGGGAACTATGACTTTAAGGCTGTCAAGTGGGGTTGTGTCTTATGTGATGAGACGCAGGACAAACCATTTGAATCAGAAGAGATTGAGTTCAACCACATTGATTGTGGTGATGATTGCTTTGGCTGCAAGGTAAAGACACTAGAACTAAATACTGGTGATGCCAACAGCAATAAGAATATGAGCAACAAGAAATTCAACTCAGAATTGAATGCTTACAAAGAAGCAAGACGACAGGGCATTCAACCATCAGGTACATCTATGACCAAGATTGAACAGGCTTACAAAGCCTCAGAGAATTTGGGCAAAGCCTACAAGGGTGACAGTATGCCTGATGCAAGCAAGATAGATAAGTCACTAGCAAAAACAATCAATGAACTGGGAGCATAAAATGATGGGTAAGAAGATGGCTGGCAAGGCTGGCAAGATGTACAAGAAGGCAGAAAAGATGGAAGAAATGGCTATGAAAATGAAGATGGCTAAGAAGTCTCCTGCTAAGAAGGCAGCAGTAAAGAAGATTGCGAAGAAGAAGTAATGCCAAAAGTAGGAAAGAAAGAATTCCCATACACAGCAAAAGGTAAGGCAATGGCTAAGGCTGAGGCTAAGAAGACTGGCAAGCCAGTTAAGAAAATTGCTATGAAGAAAATGGGCAAGAAGAAGTAATGAAAAACAAAGTTGAGAAAGTAATGGGCGAGTTTAAGAGGGGAACACTCCACTCTGGAAAAGGTGGCAAGGTTGTCAAGTCTCGTAAACAGGCTGTGGCTATTGCTCTCTCTGAGGCTGGCAAGTCAAAAGCGAAAAAGACTGTTAAGAAGGCGAAAAAGAAATAATGAATAAAGACCCTAGACTAAAGCGAGCAGGAGTGTCAGGCTTTAATAAGCCTAAGCGCACACCAAGTCATCCAACAAAGTCGCACGTTGTTGTGGCTAAAGAAGGCGATAAGGTCAAAACTATTCGCTTTGGTCAACAGGGTGTGACAGGAGACAGACAGCCTACGGCTCGTCAAAAATCATTCAAAGCACGTCACGCTAAGAACATTGCCAAAGGCAAGATGTCTGCAGCGTACTGGGCAGACAAGGTGAAGTGGTGAAGAAGAAAGCATTTTGGGATACAAAGAACCCTAAGAAGAAATCAACTCCTTTAACTCCAGCGCAAAAGGCTAAGGCAAAGGCAGCAGCGAAGAAGGCTGGTCGTCCTTATCCAAACCTTATTGATAACGCAGCAGCAAAGCGAAAGGGTAAATAATGGCAACAGGTACAGCAGGTAGTTCTTTCACTAGCGAACTTAATCGTTTGGCTAACGGTGGTACATACCCAGCAATCAGCGCATACGTTGCTCCAACTAAGGCTGCAAATGTTTATGCTGGCACAACAGGCTTAGCCCTTATTGGTGCTTTGAATCTTAAGGCAGATGCTAACCGTCAGCCAGATGAGTATAAGGCACTTGGCGGAATCTGTAATGAATTAGCAGGAACAACAGACTTATCCCCGACTGATGCCTTAAGGAGTATTAACCTGTGACAACACTAACAAACCTTATTGATGAAGTTCTCATCAATCTCTCAGGTTATACATATCAGCAAGAGCGTTCAACTTATTTGACCTCTCCTGTTACGACTTTAACCTCACCAAGTTCTAGTCCAACTATCCTTAACCTTGGTTCAACTGACAATGTTGGCAAGGGTATTCTTGAAATTGATGAAGAACTTATCTGGGTAGATTCATTTGACCGCGTTGGTAACACAGCAACGATTGCTCCCTATGGTCGTGGATATCTTGGAACAACTGCAGCAACTCACGCAGTAGATGTAAAGGTTAGCATCTCACCTATCTTTCCACGTTACTCTGTGAAGAAGGCTATTAACGACACTATCCGCGCAATGGGTTCTAGCCTACTTGCAGTAAAGCAGACATCATTTACATTCAACGCTGCAGTAAACACATACGGATTTAATGACCTTAACATTGACCGTATTATCCGAATTGACTGGCAAGATGTCGGTCCAACTGAAGAGTGGATTCCAGTACGTCGTTGGGACTTTGATTCTTTTGCAGATGGTTCTGTATGGGGGGCAAATGCTCAGACAGTAACTATGAGCGACTACATCACAGCGGGTCGCATTGTTAAAGTTACATACTTGGCTCAGCCAAATGCAATGACTAACTTATCAGATGTATTTACAACAACAACTGGCTATGCAGAATCAGCAAAGGATATTGTAATCCTTGGTGCTGCTTACCGATTGTTAACCTACTTAGACCCTGCTCGTGCTGCACAAGTCAGCCCACAGGCAGATGAGACAGATGGAAAGCGTCCATACGGAGCAAGCGCATCTGCAACAAAGCAACTTTATGCACTTTACTCACAACGTTTACGTGAAGAGGTACAAGCCCTGCAAGGTCAATATCCCCCACGAGTTCACTACAGCCGATAGGAACCAGCAATGACAACTAGAAAATACTCATCCCGCTCTCAGCAAACTACATTAACTGGAGCAGTTACATCTGGTGCTACGTCTATGACTGTAGTGTCAGGCACAGCACTTCTTGGTGGTGTGACAATCCCAGCAGGAACAACGTTTACTCTTGTTCTTGACCCAGATACAGCCATTGAAGAAATTGTAGATGCCACTGCGGTATCTACCAACACCTTTACAATAACTCGTGCTATTGATGGTTCATCTGCACAAGACCACTCAGCAGGTGGTGTCGTAAGACATATGGCAATTGGTCGTGACTATCGTGATGCTAACTTACACGCTGAGGCTTCTGCTTATTATAATGATGGTAGTGGCTCAGGTCACACAATGCACGGCATTGGCTCAGGTGAAGGTGACGTAGTAGGAACAGCAAAGTCTCAGACACTTACTAACAAGATTTTGACTAGCCCAGCAATTAACACACCAACAATTACTGGTGCAACTATCGCTGGAGCAGTAACTGCTAGTGCAACAGTAACCTTGACTGGCTCAATCGTAGTATCTGGTGGAACAATTACTGGACTATCTAGTGCTGGTATGGTTGCCTCATCTGCTACACCTAAAGATTATGTTGATGCAATCCTAGGCTCTGCAACAGCAGCAGCCACAAGCGCAGCATCTGCTGCAGCAAGCGCAACCGCTGCTGCTACTAGCGCATCTTCTGCTGCTACAAGTGCAACAAGTTCTGCTACATCAGCATCTGCTGCTGCTACTTCGGCTACTAACGCAGCAGCAAGCGCAACCGCTGCAGCAACCTCTGCTACATCTGCTGCTGCCTCTGCAACGGCTGCAGCCACTAGCGCAACCAGCGCATCAAATAGTGCTACTGCAGCAGCAACTAGTGCTACATCTGCAGCAGCATCTGCTACAACTGCTGCAGCCTCTGTGGCTGCAATTGCTGCATACGCTGACGCTGCTGCTACATCTGCAGCATCTGCTTCAACCTCAGCATCCTCAGCCTTGACTTCTGCTAATTCAGCAGCAACAAGTGCAGCAAGTGCTGCTGCATCTACAAGTGCTGCTGCTGCATCTGCTACCGCTGCAGCGACTTCAGCAACTTCTGCTGCAGCCTCAGCCACTGCTGCTGCTACATCAGCGACCAGTGCTAGTGCATCAGCAACCGCTGCAGCAACTTCGGCTTCGTCTGCCTCAACATCAGCATCTTCAGCATTAACCTCTGCTAACTCTGCTGCTACTTCAGCCTCTAGTGCTGCAGCATCTTGGGAATCATTTGATGACAGATATCTAGGACCAAAGGCTACGCCTCCAACTGTTGACAATGATGGAAACCCATTAACAGATGGTGTGATTTATTACAACACAACAGATTACAATATGTATGTCTGGAATGGTGGAACATCTTCTTGGCAGGTCTTTACCTCAACTGGAGACATTACAGCGGTTAACGCTGGTACTGGTCTTTCAGGTGGCGGAACATCAGGTGCCGTAACACTAAGTCTTGATGCAGGTGCTGTTCTATCACCAACTATATTTGCAGCAAAGGGTGACATTCTTACTGCAACAGCCAACGATACTCCAGCAGTATTGACAGTGGCATCAACTAATGGCTATGTACTTAGCGTAGATAGCACAGAAGCATCTGGACTTAAGTGGGTTGCAAATGCAGCAGACGGAGTTCAAAGCGTAACTTCTGGAAACACAACAAGAATTTCTATTGGTGGGACAGTAACTGACCCAACAGTAGATTTGGTAGCAACAGCAGTAACTGCTGGAACCTACACAAGTGCAACAATTACCGTAGATGCCTACGGTAGATTAACCTCTGCTTCCACTGGTTCTTCTGGTGGCGCACAACTATCCGATGTATTTATGTTAATGGGAGCATAGAAAATGCCAACAACTTATAAAACTTTAGGTCAAACATCAGCAACAGCGGCATCTGCCTCTGTTGTATCCAACTTAGTACCAGATGCTGTTGTTAATATAGCAGGTATGAGCCAATCAAATCTTGCTGCAAATAATACAGTTCAATTAACTACAACTGGGTATACAACAGCCTGGCGAGGACAGTCAGAATCTGGAACTAATCAATATTATTCTGGAATTGACCTGTGGACTGGTGGCACCACCGCAAATATTTCTTGGCAAGGGACTAACTCTTTGTGGGTAAATAATAACTCAGCCTCAACTGCCCAGCAGGGATTTACAACATCAGCAGCAACAACTAATACTGCAATTGCTTTTAATGGCAGTGGTACTCTTCACACGGCAGCACTAACAACAAATGGAGTAATTCCTGTAGTCGCAAGCACAACATATTACTATGGTGGATATGTTAATGTCGGCTCTACTACCACAAGCACAAGTGTTACATATATTGTTAAATGGTATACTTCAACTGGCGGTTATATATCTGGAAGCAATGCAACTGTTCCAACTTTAGTAGCAAACACTTGGCTCAAAGCAAGCGGTTCTGCTACATCTCCGTCAACTGCTGCTTATGCAACAGTTACAATTTTTGCAAATCAACCTGCTAACCGCAATTTTGGTATTGATGGAATTTGGTTTTCAACTCTTGCCTCAAGTACAACTACATTTCCAACTCCAACAACAACAGCACTTGCTAATACCGCAACAAATACTCCATTTGATACAAGACTAACAAATGCTTGGTCTGGAACTGATAACTTGTCAACAACAGTAAATAGTTACGCTGGAGCATTGACCGACCTATACACAGTGCCATCCACAACTCAAACAGTAGTATCGTCAATTGCAGTTGCCAACCTTGGTTTATCTGCAACTACATATCGCATACTTGTATTGCCTTCTGGTCAGACTGCTGCAAAGAAAAACTTTATTGCATTTGATGAAGCAATTGCTGCTAACTCATCAGTGACTCGCACTATTGGTATTACTCTTGCTGCTGGAGATAAAATTCAAATTGCATCAGATGTATCAAATGTTTCTGCCTCATTATTTGGAAGCGAGATTGCATAATGACAGTACAAGTATTGCCAGTACCAGTTGCTAGTATTCCAGCATTACAAACTACAACAATCACTGCAACCACATCTTGGACAGCACCAACAGGTGTTACATCAGTAAGAGTATTTGCTGTTGGTGGTGGTGGCGGTGGTGGTTCTACTACACAAAATTACCAGTCTGGCGGAGGCGGAGGTGGAGCAGTTGTTGAAGGTATTGTAACTGTTACACCTGGAACTTCTTATACCGTAACTATCGGCGCAGGTGGTGCTGCGGGTGGTAGCGGTTCTGCTAGTGACGGTTCTATTGGAGGGCAAACATCTTTTTCAACCCTACTTTACGCTGGTTATGGCGGCGGCGGCGCACGCGGCAATAGCAGTACTAATAATGGTATAGCAGGTGGTGGAACTAATCCAGGTGGTGGAGGTGGTGCAACATCAAATGGTGGCGCTGGCGGCGGCGGCGGCGCATCTGGACCAGGTATGGGAGCAATGGGACAATCTAGTGCAGAAGGTGGTACTGGTGGTCGTTATGCGGGTCCTGGTGGTGGTTCAAGTACTAATGATACTTTGAGACCAAATGGTGGTCCTGGCTATCGTGGATACGGTGGAGGTGGTGGTGCTGGTGCCCAAAATAATAACTGGCACGGCTTGACAACTGCAGGAGGCGGTCAAGGTGGTTATCAAGGAACTGGAACTTCTGGCACAGCAAACACAGGCGGTGGCGGCGGCGGTACTCAATCTGGTTCTGGTATTAACGTTGGCGGTGCTGGTGGTTCAGGCGTAGTAATTTTGGAATGGGTGGCATAATGGCACATTTTGCACAGATAGATGAAAACAATAGTGTACTTCAAGTTATTGTTGTACCTAACGAACAAGAACATAGAGGTAATGAATACCTTAATGAACTTGGATTAACTGGAACTTGGATTCAAACATCATACAATGCAAATATCCGTGGGAAGTACGCTGGTCCTGGAGATATTTATGATGCAGAAAATGATGAGTTTATTCCTAAACCATTAACAGAAGAAGAACTTGCAGTGATTGCAGCAAAATTAGAAAAGGCAGCCGAAGAGGCAGCCGAGGAAGCAGCACGCCTATCGGCGAAACTGGCTATCTACGCTAAACTAGGACTGACCGAGGAAGAGATTAACACTCTCATATCATAAGGAAAGCAGGGGACAAATGGTAGGACCAAAAGAGACAGTAGCAATTGGCTGGTGCGATAATGGCACAACTGATGGCAAGTTCACAGAAGGTCTTATGACCGCTGTAATTGCTGGTGGTGCAAACAAGATGCCCATTAGCACATCAATCCGAGTTCAAGGTAACCAGATAGGTAGACAACGCCAAGTCCTATTGGACTACTGGGCAGATAACCTTAAGACAGATTGGCTATTGTGGGTAGATTCAGACATTGTTCTGACTATTGACGTAATGCAGAAACTATGGCAAACAGCAGATAAGCATTTGCGACCTGTTGTAAGCGGAGTTTACTTCATCTCTAAGGAGAATGAAGGTACTTTGATGAAGCCATACCCTGTTCTATTCAATGATGTATCTGAGTTTCAGATTCAGTACCTTCATCCACTGCCACATAATCAAGTAGTCCAATGTGACTCTGCTGGATTTGGTCTTGTCTTAATGCACAAGTCTGTCATTGAGAAGATGAGAGCAACACATCCTAATCAGTCTATGTTTATGGAAACTGCAGCAACTAACAATGATGACCACTTTATAGGAGAAGACATTATCTTCTTCCGCAAGATGAAGGCTGCTGGTATTCCATTACACGCACATACTGGTGCGTTAGTAAAGCATATGAAGCGATTCTCTGTTGATGTTGATTACTACTCAATGTATTGGACAATGGTACAGATGCAAGAACAAAATCGTTTACAACAAGAGGCACAACAAAAACAACAAGGGTAGGAGTCTAAGTGGCTGGTCGTGATATTACCGAAGGTCGTTCCACACGAGCGATTGCAGTTGATGTTGGCGTAGTAGCCACAACAGCCATCTGGCAAAATACTGATATTGCCTATGATACTGCCATTGGTGGTATGCCATTCATCTATGCAATTAACGACGGACGACCATACATCCGCCAGACTGCACCCTTTAAGAAAGAACAGTTTGATAACCAGACAGAACCTGGCGAGCAATCACTTACTGGTTGGTGGATTCGTAGCCAGTCTTCATTCCACTATGGCGACGGTATTACATTCTATGACCCTGCCACAACTACATCTAACTCACCTGACCACTATCGTTTTTCAGATGCTAAGGGTGTAAATGTTTGGGACTTAGGACAGGTAACCCTTCTTAATAATGTTAATGCCGAACACGTTACAACTGGTGCTATCGGCAGCAACGGACGAAGTAATCAAACACTACGTTCTATCAAGTGGAACAACACCAATGGTGTTCTACTTAAGGATGATTATGATGTTGACAAGATTGCAGATGATGGAACAGTTACTCACTTTATTGACTACATCTCTGGCACTGATTCAAAGGTGTACGCAATCACAGATGATGGAACATTCGCATACTGGATTACCAATACATCTACAAAGAAGACTGTATATAAAAAGCCTCTGACTGGTACCTCTGCATCTACTGCAGATGTTACCTTAATGTTTGATGAGATTGGGACAATCTCTAACGCAACAATGGAGTATGTCAAGGAACGTATTGTTCTATGTGCTGACAACAAGGTATATGAGTTTGCACCATCAGCGTCTGCTATGCCTACTGCTGTATATACTCACCCATCTAGCACACACGTATACACATCTGTTGCAGCATCTGGTGCTGCTATCTATGTTGCTGGATACAATGGCATTCAGTCAACCATTATTAAGTTTACATTGTCAACTGCTGGTGTAATGCCGACACTAACATCTGCTATTACCGCAGCCGAATTCCCAGTCGGTGAAGTAGTGCACAAGATTCACTACTATCTAGGCTATATGGTTATCGGAACCAACAAGGGTATTCGTGTTGCTGCTGTAGGAGATGACGGCAGCCTTAACTACGGTCCACTTATTGTATTGACTAATCAACCAGTCTATGACTTTGCATCACGTGACCACTACGTCTGGTGTGCTGCAGGTGTAGATAATGAACCAGGCGTGATTCGTATTGACTTAAGTGCTGAGATAGAACCACTGCGCTTTGCTTATGCTAATGACCTTTACTACGGTGGAATTACAGGGCATCAAACAACTGCCTGTGCATTTGCAAATGGCACTGACCAACTGTGGTTTGCCACTACTGGTAATACTGTAGGTGGAACTATTACCAATAAGGTAATGACATCAGGTGTTGCAACACTAACAACTGCATCAGCCCACGGTTTAGTGACGGGAAATCAAGTATGGGTGCAGGGTGTTGACTCTAACTTTAACTCATCTACTGGTGCTTGGACTGTTACATCTGCAACAACAACTACTTTTACATACACCTCAGCGGTAACTGCAACTGTTGCATCAACTGCTGTAACATCTGCAACTGCTATTGCTAATACTCCTGGCTCAACATATGCAGAAGATGAAACAGAGTTGATGGTTAGTGGTTATCTACAAACTGGATACATTAGATTCCAGACATTAGAACCTAAGAACTTTAAGCGTCTTCTTGCTCGTGGTGATTTTACCTACGGTTCTATGACATTAGAAACTGTTGATGCAGATGGTCTTGAGTATGACCACATCTCTTATGACGCATCTGTTCCACCAGTTGAAGTGTCAACTAACCAACCACAATCTGCACAAGAGTATGTTGGGTATAAGTTTATTATGTATCGTGATGGAACAGACCCATCACTAGGTCCTATTATGAAGGGCTATCAGGCGAAAGCGACTATCGCTACTCCTCGCCAACGAGTAATGAGATTCCCCGTCTATTGCTATGACGTGGAGACTGACAGATACAACGTACAGGTTGGCTATGAAGGTAGAGCGTTTAACCGAATTGGACAACTAGAATCTATTGAAGAGAATGGCGACGTTGTTACTTGGCAGGATTTAACCACAGGCGAATCTCGCCAGTGCATCATTGAGCAAATTTCATTTACCCGTTTAACTCCACCAGACAGAGGCTTTACTGGTTATGGTGGTGTTATTGAGATGACCATTAGGACTGTATAAATGACCGCAGCAAACTGGGCTGGCTTAATCGTATCTATCGTTGCAATCGTATCTGCATTTGGTGCATCTGTTAGATGGTTAGTCAAGCATTACTTGTATGAACTCAAGCCAAATTCAGGTTCAAGCCTAAAAGATTCTGTCATAAGACTTGAAGAAAAGGTTGAGATTCTTTACCAGATTTTAATTCAGCAATCAAAGAAATGAGCGCATATGAAAACTGTAGCCAAGAAAGCCACACCTGCTGCAATTGCTGTGCTCCGTCAGGCGACGGCATTAAGACCGCTACGCAAGAAGATATCAGATGGGTTGCTCCCTTCTGTTGCTCACCGCAAAGCCAGTCCTAATTCTGACCACAACACAGGTCTTGCAGTTGACTTAACTCACGACCCTAAGAACGGAATTGATTGTGCTGAAATTTTTGAAAAACTTAAAGAGGATAAGAGAGTCAAGTATCTTATTTTCCAGGGAAAGATTTGGTCTAAAGAAAAATCCAAACTGGGAAACAGACGGTACATTGGGAGTAATCCTCATAATAAGCATCTACATATTTCTATTAATGCCTCTTGTGCTACAGATACTTCCCCTTGGTTTTGGTGGATGAATCAACCTAAGATTATCAACCAAGTTGTATCAAGGGTAATACCTGTGCCAGCAAAGAAGGCATACCCAATTGAAGTTTGTACCTGTTGCAAATTGCACGGTGCAAAGTCCTAACCCTATAGGAGGAAAACTATGGAACAACTCAAGCAACTATCACTTACTTGGTTCCGTGCTGCTGCAGCATCTGCAGTTGCACTTTACCTTGCTGGTGAGACAGACCTTAAGACACTAGCAATGGCAGCCTTGGCTGGATTTGCTGGACCATTGCTTAAGTGGCTAGACCCATCTGCGACAGAGTTCGGACGCGGTTCAAAGTAACCACGTTAGAAGCCTTCTAAGGCTGTTTTAAGACACGAAGACCCCTCGGCTTAGTAGAAATACTAGGTTGGGGGGTCTTTTTGTCGTATCTATGCAGGGATTACTAGCGGAATTAGGTAAAGGTTGAGTCGCTCTGGCTCAAGTTTGATAACTAAATCCCGCTCTTGGGTGTCCTGTCTTACGTTCCAAACTGGGATGTCACCTGCCAGATGTGAAACTGGGATGATGGCTGTTGCATCTGAGAACCTGAAACAGATTCTATGGAAGCAATCTTCTCCGTCGGTATACGGTGGGGCAATGATTAACTTCTGTAACTTTTCAAATGGAAAGACTGCTCCCTCAGATAGTTGAGATTTCAACCACTTTATTTCTAGGTCACCTATGTAGTTCTCACGACCATCACCCCAAGCCTTAGTCAGGTGAAAGTCTGAGAAGTAAAACCTTGGTGTTGAGTAGTATCTCCAGTCAGGGTAGATACTTGATAGGTGGTAGGCAGCAATCTGTTCTTTGCGCCCATCATCTGCGACTTGCCGAATAGGTTCCAATTTGCATTCTCCTGTCGTTCGTGTATAATTAATTATATAATAACATATATAATATATATAGGGGCGAAGCCCCTTATATAATATATATATTATAATAACTAAATAGAATTATCTAAGCCCCCCATTGAGTCATCTCCTGTCCTCTGGGGGGTTTAGATAACTAACTGACAGGAGACACAGTGATACAACTTGGAGACTACAAATTACCTGAGCACATTTCGTACTCAGCATTCACAACCTATCTTAACTGCGGGTACCAGTACTACCTAGGTCGCTTGATGCAACTACCTGAAGAGCCTAGCGTCTGGTCTGCTGGTGGTCGTGCATTCCACGCAGCAACTGAAGAGTGGGATAAGAACAATGACTAGTGTTAAGTTATGGAAAGATGCTTGGAAGAAAGAGACCGAAGGTCTTGACCTAACTAATGCACGAGTTGCTGGAAGAGCAACGAAGGCTAACCCTGGTAGAGAAGATGCTAACTGGTGGAATGACCAAGGTCCTATCTGGGTAGAGCAGTACATTATGTGGCGCAGAAATAATCCTGAGTGGAAAATCTGGACCACTGCTCAAGGGGCGAGAGCCATTGAACTAGAACTCAATCCTGTCATTGCAGGTGTACCTGTAAAGATGGTGATTGACCGCGTGTTTGAGGTGAATGGAAAACTTGTCATCATTGACCTTAAGACATCAGCGCGTAGACCTACATCTGACCTACAACTTGGCTTTTACAAAGTCGGTATAGAGCAGACGCTAGGAGTAGAAGTCAATCTAGGAAACTACTGGATGTCCCGCGACGCGGGGACAGGAGAAATGATTGACCTAAGTAGATACAACCTGCCTATGCTTGAGTATATGGTGTCGGGATTTGATAAGTCCCGCAAGGCTGGTGTATTCTTACCGAACCTATCCAGTTGCAGTTTCTGTGGACTCACGGAGCACTGCGAATTTACGAAAGAGAAATAATGTCAATCAATTACAACATCTCAGGTCAGGACATCATTGTTGCCCACGACTTGAAACTAATCACACTAAACGAAGCACGTCAATTGCTAGGCAATTTGCCACCAGCAAAGGAGGAAGCAAGTGAGTAACGAAGATTGGAAACTACAGGTTTCTTATAAGACTCCTGCGGGAGATATGATTAACGTTCGTGCTAATACTGCTGATGAACTCAGCGTATTGCTAGAAGGTATTGGTGATTACTCATCACAGATTGCAGCAGTACAACGATTGGTTGTTGGTGCATATAACGCAGCCCCTTTGGGGACACCATCTTCAACTCCAAGCACTCCGCAATCCACATCCTTCGCTCCCTCCCAGCCAGCGGTAGCGTCAGGTACGCTAAGCAGTAGCCCTACTTGTGTACACGGTGCACGCATTTTCCGTAGTGGAGTGTCAAAGAAAACTGGTCAACCTTATGCGTTCTGGTCTTGTCCACAACCACAAGGCGCAGACCAGTGCAAGCCAGTTAACTAACAGAATTGGTGGAGGGGTAGTTATAAGGGGAAGTTAATTACCCCTCTTCCAACTTAAGACAGGAGCGATATGAGAACATTAACCCGTAGCGTAGGCAGAGCAGACATTGGTGGAGAACCATTGCCCTCTGTGTTCAAAGCATTAGATAACAATAAGATTATATTTCGTAGAGCAGAAGTCTCTATGCTTGCTGGTACCCCAGGTGTGGGAAAGTCCACTCTGGCACTGGCTTTAGCCCTTAAGATGAGAGTTCCCACTCTGTATATTTCTGCAGATACCAACGCTCACACAATGGCAATGCGTCTTGCATCAATGATTAGTGGTAAGAATCAAACTGATGTTGAGCATATGTTGCAGAATGATATTGGCTGGACTAAGGCTACCCTTGCTAAGGGTGCCCACGTTGTCTGGTCATTTGAATCTAGTCCATCACTACAAGATATTGATGAAGAGGTTCAAGCCTTTGAAGAACTATGGGGTTGTCCACCTGTTGCTATCTTTGTAGATAATCTAATGGACATTGCTACTGATGGTGGCGAAGAGTTCGCATCAATGCGTGCGATTATGAAGGAGTTAAAGTTCCTTGCTCGTGACACTAACGCTGCTATCATTGTGCTCCATCATACTTCTGAGGCTGTTCAAGGCAATCCTTGTCAACCTAGAAGTGCCCTCCAAGGTAAAGTGGCGCAGTTACCTGCTCTTATCTGTACACTTGGGGTGGTTGGTACATCTATGGCTTTAGCACCTGTAAAGAATAGATACGGAAGGGCTGATGCTAATGCAAACCTTAACGTTTGGTTAGCATTCAATCCTGAATATATGTATATGGACGACATACCAGAGAGTGCGTGATTATGATTAGAGAAGAAGAAGACGACACAACACAAGAGATGCGTGCGTTTGTATTGCTTCAGGTTAAGGGTGAGATTGCTGCATTAGTTGAAAAGATTCAGGCAGCCAAGGTACCAGTCACAGATGAGTGGACTGATGGACTCAACGCTGGATTAGATTGGGCAGTACGCATCCTGAACAAGGACAAGAGTGCGTCTTAAGTGCCAAGCCAATCCAGAAAGCACAGAGGGTACCGAAGCCAAAAGGTTTGGGCTAACTTTCTGGCGGAGAATGGATTCCCTTACGCGGAATCTACTGGTGCTGGACGTAGTGGTAGTGATATTACTGGTACGGTGGGCATTGACTGGGAGGTAAAGGCACGTACAGGATTCAATCCTGCTGCTGCTATTGCTCAACTTAAAGACAGAGACAAGGGTGACCTTGGAGTTGTAGTCTTAAGACTGAATGGTCAAGGTGAGAAGTCAGTTGGTGATTGGGTAACCTTACTTAGAGGTGAAGATTTAGTATGGCTACTACGGGAAGCAGGGTATGGTGATAAAAATTGACAATGACTTGCCTTCCATCAAGGCAGTACTTGAACACTACGGCGCAAGGTTACGTAGTAACCACGGTCAAGTCAACCTTAAGTGTCCATTCCATTCTGACACGCACCAGTCAGGGAGTGCAAACCTTGACAAAAACATCTTCATTTGTTTCGCTTGTGGAGTGCAAGGTAACAGTATCCAAATTATATGCAGACAGGAGAGTATGAGTATCTATGAAGCAAAGCGTTTTGCAGAAGGAATTACTGGGGAAAGCCACGGAGAAGTACGCGGAAAACATTTATCAGGCGGAAGCCTACCTAAAGCAAAGAGGAATTCCTCTGGAGGTAGCACGTCTGGCGCGATTAGGCGTAGTCGTAGAACCTGAGACAGGACACGAAGCCTTTGTCGGACGACTCTCTATTCCCTACATTACTAAAAGTGGGGTTGTTGATTTACGTTTTCGTTCTCTTAATCCAGCAGTAGAACCAAAGTATATGGGTCTTACTGGAGCAGAGACCAAGATGTATAACGTGTTAGATGTTGAACGTGCTGGCGATTTTATAGGAGTGTGCGAAGGTGAACTTGATACCCTTACTATGTCTTCTTGCATTGGGATTCCTTGTGTTGGAGTACCAGGTGCGAACAGTTGGAAGAAGCACTACACACGATTGCTGGCAGACTTTGAACGAGTGTTCGTCTTTGCTGATGGCGACCAGCCAGGGACAGAGTTTGCCCGTAGTCTTGCCAGAGAACTGCCAGTTACTATCGTTCAACTCCCCGACGGAGAGGATGTTAATTCGGTGTATGTGTCAGAAGGACCTGAGTTTCTTCTAGCCAAGGTATCTTCTAATGGATGAATACATTTGTGATGAATGTGGTGAACACTTTGAGGATGCCTTTGAATTAGTAGACCACAATACCCCTGAAGATGAGGACGAATTCAACCCATCATTAATCCTGCCCAATGGGTATAGATTACAGATAGGGTCACTGCTTAGATTTATGTACGAAAACTCGGATGACCCAGAACAAATCAGAAAGATAGCCCAGTCTACTTATGTTACACTATTTGCTGCAGAACATTCGCAGGAAGTTCTTGAAGAGTTGATTGAGGAAATGGTTGTCAGTACCGAGATGTTGCGGTTTGATGATAGCCTCAAGGAACTATTAGAAAAGGACGAGCCTAATGACGAAAGCGGAGCGTGAAGAACAATGGCAGATTATTCAGTATCTAACAGGTTTGGGTTTGAAAGTGACAGCGTACGACAAGGAAGGTTCCTTCCTAATCGTTACTCTAAAGATTCCATTGTTGCACGGGAACTCCACCTTGAAGTAAATCTTTCCAACTTAAGTAAGGAACTCAACGAATTATTGTTGAGCAAGCACAAGGATTATGGTCCGAAGAATATTTCCCAAGCCCCTGGCGGTGCCATCAATGGACTGCGTGTACGAATGCACGACAAGTTGGCACGCATCAATAATTTAATTGATAGTGGTGCATCCCCTGAACACGAATCACTTGAAGATTCCTTCAAGGATATGGCGAACTATGCAATCATTGGATTGTTAGTCTTAAGAGGTAAGTGGGATAATGAGTGAAAGAACAGGAACTATTTGACTGGCTTAAGACAGAGTTCTTTCCAGACCTAGAACGTTCCCCAGATACTTACGACGGCTTTGATTGCACTAGTCAAGAGCAAGGTATGTTTATAGAACTTAAGTCACGACACACCCATTACCCTGACTTACTTATTGAACAAGCAAAGTATGATTATCTTATGGCTGAGTCAGAGAAGTTGGCGTTTGCTGCTTACTACATTAACTCTACGCCTGAAGGCGTGTGGTCTTTTAAGTTAGACTCTGTGCCACAGATAGAGTGGGCAGAGAAGTGGCTACCTACAACAACAGAGTTTGCTAATAAGAATAACAAAATGAAATCAGTTGGCTTCCTCAAATTAGAATGGGGAACACAGATTAAATGAACTGGGAAGAAGTCAAGAAGTGGGAGTACGTAGTAGATTCCGTAGCCCTTGAGTACCATAAGAAGTTTGATATGGTAGAAGTTCCCGACTTAAGACAGGCACTATGGTTGTGGTTTGCTGAGCATCCTAATAAGTTAAAAGAGTGGGAAGCAATCGGTGAACGTGATGCAAAGAATCTAATCTATCGTAGCCTACGCAATCAGGCTATTGATTACTGCCAACGTTGGAAAGCAAAGAGTGTTGGCTATGATATAACTGACTTGTATTACTATGCGCCCGAAGTTATTGAAGCAATTCTTCCTGCTGTCTTAAGACAAGAGTATGGCGTACAACATAAGTTAAACCTCGGCAGAGTTGGGCGACCATCTGCACCTAACGAAGGTGGTAACTTGATGGTTCTAATGTTAGAGATTGATGCTGCTTATTACAAACTAAACAAAGAAGATAGACGCTTGATATTCGTACGCCACGGCGAAGCAATGGACTTCAAAGAGATTGCTAATGTCTTAAGTCTTCCGTCTGAAGACGCATCTCGTATGAGATACAAGCGTGCATTAAATAGATTGATTCGTAAACTGGGTGGGCATAAGCCTTACAATGACTACGACTTACCCGACAGTCAAGATGATGAGGTAGACAGCACAGAAGATACCAATGTAAGCAGCGAAGAATAAGGCTGGTATTAATACTGGTGCTATGGCTATTAAAAACTTACGCATTAGGCAAGTCCATCTCACCTGGGTCTACATACATAGCCTCTGAATAGGTGTCGTAGAATTCTTCTATCTCTTTTGCGCTGGCAAACTGAAGTGTTTCATTCTTTGGCTGGCACGCTGAGCATCCACCATTGTCACATACGTTGCACATCTTATCCTCCTGTTGAATAGAATCCGCTACCATTAAAGCGGATGGCTGGTGTGTTGTATATTCTAGTAGACCTATGTCCACAAATGCAACTGACTTCTTCATCTCGTTCTTCTACCTTACGACTTAAGATGGTAAGGCTCATACATTTATTGCAACGATACTCGTATGTTGGCATCAGAACTCAAATCCTATGTACCAGAACCCTAAATCAACAGTAGCAGAATACCTATCTACATTAAACCCTAATGCAAACCCTGAGATTCTTCCGTAAATTAACCAGAACCTCTTAAATTTTTTGTGTGACATCTTCATCCTTCCAATCTATCGGTGTAGGTGCGGTGCTGATTGCGCCACACTCTTTGCATTGCTGTCTTAAGTCATACCAAGATACTTCTCTTGTCTCTTCATCCCACATAACTGTAACAACAAACATCTTGCATCCACATATGCAGGTAAAAATAGGTGTGCCTGTTAGGTCTAGCATCAGTACCATCCTTTGCGCTGACTGTGGTTCCACGCTTTGCAGGGTGTGCCGTAGCGGTGGACGATATATTTATACGCCTTAAGTAGTTGAATTGCTGGGTCTTTGCTGGTTTCTTTGAGCATCTGTGCGATACCGAATGCACTGCTTCCTTGCTGGTTCTTGGCTAAGTGGTCAAACCTTGACTCCTTAGTGAACAACTTATAGATGCACTGCCTCTGTCTTAAGTCCCAATCCCACCCTGCTTTGGCGTATCGCATAGCCAGTATCTTATTGGCTCGCTTCTCTTCCATAGTAGCCTTAGTTCTGGTGTGTTCCTTGGGTACTACTTCAACCCTTACTCCGACGTTGTGCGTCATTGGTGTTATCAGGGCTACTACTATCAACGTTGATAGGACTATCGCTCGTTTTCTCATCCGTAAAGTTTAGCAAGTTTCTTGCGAACATCTCGTCTGTGTCGCTGTTCTGAGGTAACAATCTTCTCATTATCTCTATGCTTGAGTAGTTTATACCGCTCTGAGGTAAGCATTCCACCCCAGATGGTGCCCCATCCACCCCAGAATTGCACGTTCTCTTGCTCTAATCCTTCCTTAAGACACAACTCTTTGACTGGGCAAGTACGGCATAAGGTAATTGCTTCAACGCTACGCAAGACTTGAAGTTTCTGTTCGTCTGCGTGGATAGAGTTCTCGTAATGCCATAGGTCAGGGTCAGGGTGTCCATTACAGTTGCCCTCTGCGTGCCAACGCTTATCAGGTAGCGTCATTAGTTTACCGCCTTAAGTTGTAAGACAGGTAGCACATTGACACACTCTCCAGTATGCATATCTTGAAAGACATCCTTGCAACTTCTTTGTATTGAGTACAGGATTTCATCCTGCTTCTGCGGGTCAAGCAATTCAAAATGTTCAGGTAGTTTTGTCTCATCTACCCACACATCCATTACACGCACGCCCTTTGTTTCGTACGTCAATCTATACTGTTTCATCAGGTAGCACTCTGCCTTTCCAAAATGTTTCAATAACTTTCCAGTCATCCTCTGCGCCTAGTAGTGTGCCCCAGTCCCACGCCTTTGGGTCTCCGTCGTAGGTGTCAATCTCAATAGTTACAAGCCACTTGTCTTTCATTACTGCTCTCCATTCATAGCACGAATGTTTGTCTGTAGAATCTGTGCGAGTTCTGGTTCGTGTTCTTCGTACTCTCCGTCACCCAGATAACCGCTACTCCATTCCTTTGTTGTCTCATCATAGATAGTTCCGTCATCAAAACGCAACTCCTCTTGGTCTGTATCCCAAGACCATAAGTTTGTTTGCGTATCGTATGCGATTACAAAATAGTGCTTCTTCATTTCTTATCTCCTGTCTTAAGTTGTGATAGTTTCTTTGCGCTGTCTATTAGGGACGACCAGTTGAATTCATCCCAGCCACAATCAATACAACCCATACTGCTATCCTTGATGTGCCAGCCACAGTCAGGGCATACGCGCTCACTCATTACTCGCCCCTCATTTCGTCAATAATCTGTTCTTCATCTGTCTTAAGTGGTAGTTCTCCAGCCAAGTGCAAGACCTGTTCAAGGTGTGCAAGGGCTTTGTCTTTGCGCTTATAGTTTGTGCCTAAGACTTCGTTCGCTTTTGCTAGCGTGCTTGCCCTTGCTGTCATCTTCATACCTGTTTTAATCTCCAGTCTTAAGTAGGAAACGAGGCTGTGAAGAATGAATAAATCAACGGCGTGCTTTCCGCTTGCGCCTTGAAACTCTCCGTCCTCTGTGTAGTTGAATCCTTTGCGCCCATTACTGAGCGCGTCTAGTGTGTCTTGAGGTAGCATTACTTTTCTCCTGTCTAGTTGTTGGATTAATCTTTGCGCCCTTGTTGTGCGCTGTCAATAGGCTTTCGTGTGACCTTGGTCTCACGTCTTAAGTAGTATCCGTGAACACATTCGCTGAGTTCAACGAGGCAATCTCCGCACATTACTTGCCTCCAAAATAACACTCTGAAATTGTTCCCCAGCAATACCCGTCCTCGGTGTAGTTGATGTGAGTTGCGAGTAAGTAAACAAGGGCTAGGACTCCCACCCAAAACGCGGTTCGTACAACTGTTCGCACTCTGTAATAGTTCTTTGATTTCATTTTACTTTCCTGTCTTAAGTAGTGAGTTGGATAGCCATTGAGTTACACGTCCAAGAAGTTGTGCGTCTTTGATTGCTTGGATGTCTTCATCTGAAATGTTTGTGTCGTAAGACACGCCACATTCGGGGCAGTCAATCTTTACTAGGCGGTGCGCTCCGTATGGTGAAAGGATTATCTTTGTCACGCTGTCGCAATCTTCGCAAATGCTTTTCATTGTGCCACCTCTTCAATTCTTTTGATGAATTCTAGGTAGGTTTCTTTTACATAGTATGAACAACTTTTTTTATGTTGGTCGTACTTGTATTCGTCACAATTCACACAGTTATTATTAACGTCATACATTACGCCACGTCCTCTCGTTGTGTCTTAAGTTGGAAGAATCTTCCGTCTTCTCCGTCGGTGTAAGACCATCCTTCGCCCTCTGTGTACAGGTAATAGAACTCTTCCCCGCTGTTGAAATCTCGTAGCCAATCTCCCACGCTGTCAAAAGTGCGGGCTCGGTCTGTCTCGTTTCCATATGCGCCCTCTGCTGTCTCCTTGAGGGTGTCTTGTAGTGAGGAGAATCCTCCTAAGTTAATGAGTGCCTGAGCGTCCCCTTTGCTGTTGTAATAGTTCGCTAGTGTTGCGCCTACTCCTTCGGGATATCCGTCCCAATGGCAGTAAATTGCGGTCACCTTGTCGCCTTGCTTGAGTGCTATTGTGCTTCGTGTTGCCATTTTATTTCTCCTGTCTTAAGTAGTTAGTTGTTAAGCGATTGATTGTAGTTGTGGTTGTTGTGTCTTAAGTAGGGATAGACCCTCAACGATTGCATTAATCTGTTGAATTGAGAATGCGTTCTCTACTCTGTCATATCCTGAAACATATCCGCCCTCAATTTCTTTTAGTGCTTCAATCATTTTTGCATAGGCTGGGCGGTACACTTCGCGTTCTTGCTTGCGTGCTAGGTGGCGGGCGTACTTGACACCTCGGTCATCATAGCCGACACGACTTCGGCGGTCTTCGGTTAGAATCTTGACTGCCTCTACCCACTCACAGCGGATGTGACTTAGTGCGACCCACTTCTCCTCGTTGCGTGAGTTGCGAATCAAAACCTCACGAGTCCTGCGAGCCTTCTCGTAATCTGTCTTAAGTTGTGTTTCAACAATTGTCACTCTGTAAAACTTGAGCCCTTTTGCTGTCTTGGCGTAAGACTCATCCGCGTAGTGCTTCTCTCTCCAGTTTGCGGATTCGTTTACATAGTACGCCTTGCCTATGATTAGTTCTGCTCTCTTCATTTTCTTTTTCTCCTGTCTTAAGTCATAACGGGAACTCTTCCCGCTATGTCGTCCCCCGCTATAGTCTCGCTCTATGCGCCCTCTGTAAAGGGTTCGGGGGTGTGAGTTGCCTCACATTATTTGCATTCGCCATAGACGGGCTCTGTAACCCACTCTCCATTCGGTGAGTTCTGATAGGTGATAAGTTGCTGAGTCTCACCTGTTGCACATCCTTGCGCGGTGCCTAGAATCCCAATCATTGCCACGATTAGGGCAAGCATTCCCCCGCAAATTGTGAGGGTGACTTTTGTCATTGTGTCCATTGTCTTTCTCCTGTCTTAAGTCGTTAGTCTAAGTCGCTTACAGTGATTCCGTTTGCGTCGGTGAATGAGTAGGTTGTGTCTATGTCTAGGGTTTTGATTTCCTCAATGTTGGCGCGGTTATAGGCTAGAAATTTTTCTAGGTCTTCGTGTGTGTCAAAAGTTACAATAAATCCGCGTGCGTTCTTGGTGAAATCGTCTCTCTTTACAATGTAGAACTTAAGCATTTTTTTCTCCTGTCTTAAGGCGGGGCGGTGTTGCCCTGCCTAGTGCCTCCGTCGGGTCTTGCACCCGTTGCCCTCTGTTAGGGGCGGAGGCTGTCTTACGTCTTAAGGCTTAACCCCTGCCCCCTCCCCGTCTACTACGAAATATTCCTCGCAATTGTTGCAAGATGGAGCGCACATTTGGAGCGTCTTAGCCGATAGGCGGATGGTGTTACCGCATCCGCACTCTGCCTTGAGGAGATTCTTATTGCGTCCCTTAGGCTTGGCAGCCTCTTCGCTGTCTGCTGTGAGGCGTAGTGCCTCCTCAATTAAGCGGAGGGCATCCGCCCAGCGTGTCGCGCAATCGTCGCTCACCTCGGTGTTACTGAATCCGATGCGGGGTGCTTGTGTGATTGTGAGCCCTAAGCCCTCGGCTGTCTGCTTGAATTTCTTATTGTGATACCCCTCACCTGTCACGCCTTGGATTCCATTCTGCAAATCTAGGGAATGAGCGGTCTCGTGAAGAAGAGTGCCAAGGACGGCGCGGGCTCCTCTTGGGAAATAGTTCGCTGAAATCATAATTTCGTGGAAAGATTCAGCACCTGAAATCCAAGGCTGCCAATTGGTGAAGTGTCCCATTGTGTTGCCTGTCTTGCGGGTGACTAGGATTGTGGCGCGGGGGGCACCTGTCTCCTTGCGGATAATCTCGTGAGCCTCTTCCAATGCCTTGGTGATGATTGAGAGATTCTCTGCTTTCTCACCCTTGGCGAAGATGTCTGCTGCTGTTGTTTCTGTCTTCTTGATTGCTGTCTTCATTTCTTTCTTCTCCTGTCTTAAGCGTGTAATTCACGCTCACAGGATTATCTTCTCAAAATTCCCAAGGGAAAACAAGGGCAAAACGTGTGAATCACATCACATCTTTCCTGAATGATTCCTGAGAGAATCTACCCCTTGGGATTGATTGAACTTTCAATAGTTGAACTTTCAACTACTTTCTCAATCCTGAATCCTGATTTATTTCTGAATGAATCCTGAGAATGAAAGGGGGCTAACCGATTCCCGAGAGGGAGGAGGGGGAGAGTCTGCCCCCTACTTTATCCACAACAGTTATCCACAACTGTTAATTATTCTGTGGATATCTATTTATAACAGGAGAAGAGTTATCCACAGGGGCATAGATGCCCTGACTTCCTGAGAAGATTCTGAGAGGGGGATTGATTCCCCCCTATCTCTCCCGCCTTAAGGCGTAAACGTATGAGGGCAGAGTGATTAAACTACGAGACGGGGGGCGCATATAGTCTCTGCCATAAAATTTCTGTTATATGCACCCCCCTATATATAGCCTCTGACCTGCGGTTTTACCGCAATACCTAGATGTGACCTAAGTCACATAAAATATATTACAGGAAAACGTTCGGTTTTCCGATTTGAACAGGTTATCTTATATGTATAGATATTATATATATCTATTAGGAGCGTCGCTCCGCCTCTGCGGGCTACGCGACGTATATATATAAATATATAATTTATTATATATAATATATATGGGGGAGTTATGTCGTTTTATTGGGGCGTTTAATCTATGTTTTAAGGGGCTATAATGGGACGTAAACCTGGGGTCCAAAACATCCCCAAAGAGGCAGCAAAGAAGCAAGTCATTGAACTGCTAAGCCAAGGCTCAACCATTGTGGACGCTATGAAGGCTGTGGGGCGTAACGAGGTTACCTTCCGCCAATGGGTGATGCAATCCTCTGAATTCAAGGAGGAGTCCGACAAGGCTCGCCTTGCGGGCAAAGGGGTCAAGGCTGACCTGAAGAACCTCAAGGATATTACCTTTGAGGAGTTTTCAACCCAGTTCTTAGAATCTAAACTCTTTGAGCATCAACTTTCCTGGATTGACCTGATTGAAGGACGCGAGCCCCGCTGGCTCCACCCTAATATGATTTACGAGCCAGGGGCTGCCAACCGTGTGTTGCTGAACGTGCCACCTGAGCACGCTAAGTCAACCACCATCACGATTAACTATGTGACCTATGCCCTATCGGTCAACCCGAATATCCGTATCATTATTGTCTCTAAGACTCAGGGTATGGCTAGAAAATTTTTAAGTGCGATTAAGACCCGCCTGGACCACCCATCTT